CCTTTTCAAGAGTACGGTCTTCATCAAGAAGATTTTTTTTTGTTTGGTTAATTGAATTTAACCAATCTTTCAATTCAACCATTTCACGAACTATCAAAGAATTATCTTTTTCTCATTTGGAGTAATCAATTTACTTCCAAACATCTCATTATATTTTTTACAAAGATCCTCTTGAACTTCTACTTTGTATATAATATGAGTTTTTGATAAAACTATTTCTGGTTTATCTTGATTAATAACTGTTGCCCAAGGAGCAAATCCTACACCATTATTTGTAGGAAGAACTACAAGAGCATTCTGAATGGTAATTGTATTTTCTGTTTCAGAAAGAAGTTCGGCAACTACTTCTTCACCAGTTGTAATACGTAGCAATTTTACATCAATCATTTAAATTTACACTCAACCATAATTTCAGTTAACGCAGCAAGAAGATTAATTTCTTGGTCTGCCACAAATGCTGCTTGGTACTGATACTTAGCAACAATAAGGACAGCAGCAGCAATAGAAGGACCATCTAGGATTTCATAACAAGCATCGTAAACACGACGAAGAAGTACCCCAGAATCATTATCCAAATTACTGACGACCCATTTACGTACTTCGGGAAAGTTCTTTTCCTTAAGACTTTTAATCAGGTCATCAGTTTTTATCTCCGAGAACGAGGAGAGAATGCCTGTATCAATTTCTCCACCCACCGAGTACCTTTGGCATTCATTGAGGACTCTCCTCCAGTCTGGAAAGTGTTTGTTGATGAGTTCTGCAAGGACTCTTGCATCGAACTTAATGTTTTCCAGTTCAAGGATTTGCTGGAGTCTTTTGAAGAATCCTGCTGCGATTGTTGGTTTTTGTTTTGAAGTGATTGAAAACTCAACGACCGCACACCTTGAATGAAGAGGTTCAATGATTTTGTTCTTGTAGTTGCAGGTGAAGATGAATCTGCAGTTGCCACTAAACTCCTCAGTAAACGCCCGTAGGAGGAGTTGAACATCGTTGGTTGTGTTATCTGCCTCATCAATGATGATGACTTTGTGTTTAGCAGACGACGTAAGTGATAAGGTCGAAGCAAAGTTTTTCGCATTGTTTCGGACAGTATCGAGGAATCTACCCTCGTCGGATCCATTGATGACATATACATCCACTCCAAGTTCATTGCACAGTGCCTTAGCAACTGTTGTCTTACCACATCCAGCAGGACCAGCAAGAAGCAGGTTTGGCACTTCACCCTTATTTAGAAAATCTCTAAATGTTTTCTTAATATTTTCTGGGAGAATACACTCTTCAATTGTCCGCGGTCTATACTTTTCGCACCAGAGAAAATCAGTTCTATCAATATTCATTATATAAATAAAAATGGGACGATACTTTTCAACTATGCTTATATACAAGATAGTCAATCAAGTAAATGGTGATTTTTATATTGGAAAAACAACCAAACCAAAAAATGTTAGATTACAAGAGCATTTTTATAACTCATCATACAATTCTCAAACATACCTCCATAGGGCAATAAGAAAATATGGATGCTCTAATTTTATCATAGAAGAAATAGAAACTAAAATACCAGAAGAAAAATTAGATGAAAGAGAAATATTTTGGATAAACAATCTAAATCCAACATACAATATGACTTCAGGTGGAGAAGGGGGAGATACTTCTCTATCCCCAAATTTTATAAAGTCTATGAAAGAATACCATAACAAAAAACCTAAAGAAGAATATGCCACTTACGGAATGCTAGGGAAAAAGTTCCCAGAAGAAGCAAAAAGAAAGGTTAGTAGAGCAAATTCATATCCAGTTGTTTGCGAAGGAAAGGAGTTTCCTTCAATCAAAGCAGCAGAAGAATATTATAAAAGTTTAGGAACTCCAAAATCGGTTAGGAAAAGAATTGATAGTTCCAAACATCCTGACTGGTATAGAATCAGAAATAAAAGAATTTACAAATAATCCTAATTTAAAAGCAAAATTTTTGTAGATAATCATTAACCAATTCTGGTTTATCTTCCAACCAATATGCCTCAAGTTCATAGACTTGATGCTGTTTTGTTATATTAGAAGACCGCATAACATCATTCAGTTTCCAAGAGTCCAACTGGATATTCTTAATTCCAATTGGACCCCCTTTGCAAGAATGAATTACGTGGACTGCCTCGTGATAGACAGTTTCATTGACATAGTGTTTTACTGGACTAATTGTATTTTTAATATTATTAGTGCAGATTACAAAATCTGGTCTAGTTAAAGTACCAAATAATTCTTTATTCCTACAGATTGGGGCATTTTCCCTGACAATATAATTTTTAGAAATAATCTTATTAAGTATTTGATTTCCAATCGGAGTAAGATAAAGAAGAAAGTCCATTACGAAAAATTAGAATCAGGTTCAAGAGCAATATAATAATTCAAATTATATTTTTCATTAGTAAATTTAGAGAGAAATTTCTTGGAAACAATAACATCGTAAGTTCCAGGAATAATCTTAATATTTTCTACTTTGAAGTTAAAGGTAAATTCACTGTCAGTTTCACCAACAATAATAGAGAACTCGTTAGAGGTGTCGTTCTTTTTATCTCTAACAACAAGTTTAACGACTCCTGCCTCACCAACTGCAGATAGGTCTGGAAGTTGATACACAGCAGATGCTTTAATCAGTTTATCGAGTTGAGAGTGCTCCAGTTGGAAGCATACATCTTGAGAAGGAAGTTCAAGTTCCTTATCGGGTGGAGTCACAATTACTTCTGGGTCAGCAAAGAAATACTTTACCCTGCGTTTACCTTCTCGAATAATAAGATGAGTATCATTAGAAAAATCAAGGTCTGGATCTTGGTGCAAACTCAAACCATTAAGAAACTGGTTAAGGTCATAAATCGCAAAGTCTTTAGGGAAAGTTTCTTTAACTTCTGCTTCGGCAAGAATGTTTTTCATCACGCTAATTGTGCGGAGTTTTGAACCATTCTTAACCAAAATAGATTGATTAATAGAAGCAAAGTTTTTAAGGGTTGTAATAGTTTCAGGGGAAAGTTTCATATTAAAAAATTATTCTCACTTGTTTTCAATAAGATTTAGATGATTAATCAAAAGCATCGTATAATGGAGGACTTTAAACAGATCCTGTCTAGGAGTACCCTTTACATCATAACGATCAATATACTTGGTCACATTACCAGCACAAAATCCTTCACGACGATTATGCTTGATTTTATCTAGTGTTTGCTCTTTTCCACCACCAGTTCTATCCACATAGTGCTGACTGTAAGTACCTGCAAGATATTCTTCAAGTTGTTTGAGGATTTTGTCTTCATTATACTTCCAAAATCCATTTTTATTTGTTTGAGTATTCATATTAAATGTAATTGTATCGGGAGAATAGTGGGGGTTTCCCGTAAGACTAATTCCATCATCATACCAAAAATCTTGAGATGAGGAGTTTTCACTAGGATATTTCAAATCTAGATAATTTTCTTCCACTTTAACTTCATTACTAAAGGTCCTTTTTAAGTATATCAGGTTTCTCGGAACAGTCAAGAAGAAATTTTGCTGAATCCTTTAACTTTTTCAAACTTAATAATATTTTCAAAATGGTCTATCATCTCATCAGTTTTATGAGATATTACAAAAATATTAGAGTCCTGGATAACATATTTTATTATTTTAATAAAGTATTCTATTCCAACTCCATCCAAGGAACTGTCAAATACTTCATCAAGAATTAGAAGATTTGTATTTACTGAATTTTTCATTCTTGCAATTTCCCTCCAAGTAAAAAGAATAGCAAGATTAATTCTCATTTTTTCACCTTCACTAAAAGATTCATATGAAAAATCCTCATGTATTGGTGATTTTATTTTCTCATTAAACTCCTCATCGAAATTAAAGTTGATATAAAAATCCATCATCTGCAAATACTTATTAATTTGCATATTCATCAGGGGCAAATATTTTTTAATGATTTTTGCCTTTATACCACCATCTTTCAGCAGAGAACTAACAAAATTAAAATAAGAAACATCTTCTTTATACTTGCATTTTGAATTGCTAATTGCTTTTAATTCATCTTGAAGTTTTTTTAACTTTTTTCTTTCAGTATTTGTGTTTTTAATTCCGTTGATAATCTCTTGAATTTCACATTCAAGTTCCTTTGACTGTCTATTAAATTGAGAGATTTTAATGTTGTTGCTAGAAATTTCATTGTTTATTGTGTTAATTTGCTTTGCAATTTTTGCAAATTCAGATTCCCTAAGTTCTTCATTTTCTATGAGAGTCTTAATTTCTTTATAACCAACTTCAATTTCTTTTACTTTATCTTGAAACTCACTAAGTTTATTTAACCTAAAATCCTCATCAATGGTTTGGGTGCAAGTAGGGCATACCGTATTATTATCAAAAAATTGATGCTGCTCTTTAATTGTTGATGCCTTTTGGGATAGTTTGCCTTTTAGAGAAGAAAGTTGTTTGAGTTTTTTTGTTGGGTCTCCAAGTTCTTCACTTTTCTTTTGCAAATCAGCAGATGCAGAATTCTTTTTATCAGTATCTTCAATCAACAAATCAATGTCATCTTGAAGTTCTTTAATCTTTGCATTTTTTAATTTTATATTTTTTTCCCCATTCTTTTCAATATTGTCAATAAACTCCTTTTGCATATCAATTTTTTCTTCTGTCATAACCTCCTTAATGGACTCTTCTTTGAATTTCTCATTAAGTCTCTTTATTTTGTCTTTGACAACAGAATTCATTGAAGAAAATATTTTTATGTCCAACAAGTCCTCTACAATATCTCTACGGTTTGCAGAAGATAGTTGCATAAATGGAACAAAAGATGCACTTCCAAGTATAACAATTTGCGTAAAAGACTTATAATTTAATTTTAAAATATTATCTTCTAGGTATTTTTGTTGGTCTACTGATGCTGCAGATTGATTTTGGAGTTCACCATCTACAAAAATTTCAAATATATTCGGTTTAATACCTCTACTAATCTTATATTCACGACTTCCTACAGAAAAATCTATTTCAACAAGACAATCTTTCTCGTTGACTGAATTTACTAGTTGGGATTTATTAATTTTTCGAAATGCCTTGTTAAACAACACAAAGCATAAAGCATCTAAAACAGTAGATTTTCCACTACCATTTGTTCCAATTATTAAGTTCGTATTACTTTTATCTAAGTTTATTTCTGTAAAATTATTTCCTGAAGATAAAAAATTACGAAATCGTATTTGTTTGAATGTAATCATAATCTCTTGGGGGAATCACAAATTCATTTGAACTAATTATAACATAATCATATCCATATAAATCGCATGTTTTAGTTGCTAATTCATCATCAACTTCAACAACTGACATTGGCGGATAGTCTTCTGCTTCCAGTAATCCTGCGTACCTCTCGGCATCATCCTCTTCCTCAAAGAAATACAACGATTGCTCACCATCCTCATTGAGGACTGCATATGCTCCTTCGTCTTCCTTTCCTTTGATTGAGAGTATATACATTATTCTAACTCTAATGCCTCTGAATAAATTTCTCCGATTATTTTTTTGACCTTTTCTTTATTTAAATCAAAATCGGATTCTTCAATGTATTTATTCAGAATCTTTAAGGTGTCCTCAAATTCTTCTTCATTATATTCAACATCTTCATCATAGATGTCAAGATTTTCAATAATTTTTAATTCAATAATATTTGAATTTGAGATCTTATCAATAAATTTTTCAAAGTTTTTAATATCAGTTTTTTTTCTTACAACTACTTTTACTATTTTTCCATCTAGCATTTCAGTATCTAGTTTCTT